TCGTACTTGGAAGTTGTTAGAAGGTGTTGGCTGTGCGCGCAAGCCTAATGTCCGTAAATAATCAAATGCAGTGACTTCATAAATCGCATCACGTTGCATACCGGCTGGATCTCCCCACACCATCACTTGTGCTTTTGGATAACGTGCATTGATCTCGGCTAACAACTGTTGACCAAATCTTTCCAGACCCATATCTTCTGTCACAATTTCATGCAGAATAATCCAACGGCCATTAGCTAATCGTTGCCCGATTGCGGCTGCCGGTGTTAAACCGAAGTCTAATCCTATGTGCAATGGTAACGTTGGATCGTATTCCACGTCTGATGAACTCATTAACTGGTCATCATATTCTGGCCATACAGGTCGTCCTTCTTGGACGTATGTAAATCTACCTTCAGCGTAACATCTAATCCAATCTAAGTTTTTACCCCCTAGCATTTGGTTATAATATCCACCTGGTAAGTTACGTACATTTTCTGCTTTAGGATTTATTTTCCACCAACGACCACCCGCAAAGATGTGATCGTTTGCTTCTGGATTCTCAGGTAAGTTCTCCGGTGATACTTCTACGACTCCACCCGGTTGTTGAAAGAAGTCCCATCCATACTTACCCGTGATCGGTTCTTTAGTGCTTAAACGAAACCACCAATGGTCATCGTCCATGGGGTTAGTATCCATCCACACACCGTGCCAAGTAGGCCCTCCATCCCGTTGCGTTGGATATCGACCAACACGATGAGTAAGACCATCAATAACAGCCTTAGGTAATTCTCTTGCTTCATTGACCCATGCTCCTGTTAGTTCTAATGATAATAGTTTACGTACATCTTTAGGTTGGTCCAATGCTAAAAAGATTACTTCACAATCGATGCCAGCGGCATCACCTCGGGAGGGTAGGCGTATGTGATGTGTAATCGGAGGTGTGTATAACATCGGACCAAAAGTGTTTTCAGGAAATAACTCTTGCCATGTTTTAATTGTTGTTGTCTTTAATTCTGGATAAGAGTTCCTGACAATTACAAATCTGGTGTATCTAATCCCATCAACGGGTGATGGTTTTTGTTTGACGGCACGCATCATGATTTCAGCAGCACACGCGTAGGACTTCCCCGAACCTACAGGACCCATCAAGCCTCTAACAAAAGCATTGCTTTGTAAAAACTTATAAGTCGTCAGTGCGCCACTGAAGTCAAGATCAATTCCCGGACCCGCTAGGCTTTTCTTACTACGTTCTTTTTTATTGCTCATCGTCGATGTCTTTAAACTGCATTGTCACCATGCGTTTGAGTTCTTGATTCTCTTTCCATAGCAAATCAATAATCTCCATGACTCTTGAGTTATTGAGATGTGCCATGGCAAACTCTTCACGCAGTTGCTCAATCTTTGGTTTGAGATCCATCTTTAGTCTCCATGTGTTTAACTAAAAAAGCAACATAATGTTGTAACTTCCGCAAGTCCTCAACACCCCCCTTGTCCTTCCAGCGTAGTGCATACTTTATGATATTACCATTCAAGAATCCTTCATAGGCCTCGTCTGATAAATACTCTTGCATAATGTCTATAGGTTGAATGGCATGTCGCTTATAATGGTCGCCACCAACTTGGACATCTTTTGGGTCACTCATCTTTTTTTCTTCCTAATCTTTTTTGTGCGTCTTGTGCAAATTTTACCACAATTTCAAAATGTTTCTCTGGTGCTTTTAGTATCTTGTCAATCCATGCAGTATTTTTATCAAAGTCCTTCATCTTGTCCTTCTGTTCCTCGACTATCTTCAGAAACTTCTGTCTCGATTGACTGTTTAGGTTCTTCATAATATGTTGTTGTCTCCGGTGCTTTTACGTTAATGCCAATCACAGATGGCTTATCTGATTCGTCAGGACTGTCTAATAATCCAGATGCTTTCGCTAAGATTCTTAAAACACCCACTTTATCCCAAAGCTCAATATCAATAGTTGTATAACTATTACCTTCCTTATCGGTCTTGGTAACAGTCTTAATACTCTTGATAGCTTGTAATGCATGCTCAGGAATATCTTTGCTTGCCTTGACCTTAATGTTACCTTCACTATCCCACTCCATAATATCTGTTGGTTTAGTATTAGCAATACTGAGAAGCGTGTAGGAGACAGCTTCTCTGTTTGCTGCTAATGTCGTAGACCGCTCCAAGTTCTTTTGCAAGGCTCTGACACCCCCATACCCGGCAAGACTTGGAATCGGTTTACTTTTATTTTTTGTCTCAGCCATTAGAAAGGTAAGTCGTCTTCAAGTTCATTTAAGTGATCTGAGGACACAGCCTGATTCGTTGACTGCGTATTTTGTACTGGTGCTTGCCCACCTTTGTTCGCCACAGGATTACCAATTCGCACACTTTTGTATTCAACGCCGCCTTTACTCACGTTGTCATATACATCTAAGTAATGCTCTGTGCCATCCGGCATTAAGATCTTACCACGCCAATCCGCATGCCAATCTTGTTCTTTACGATCATTTTTAAATACTGAACCTGTACCTGGTTTTGCTTGATACCCATTATCTTGTGCCATTATAATTCCTCTTTCTCTAGTTCATAAATATGGACGACAGCTGCGCCACCATCCCTTGCTTCACCTCGAGCAATCTCAATGTATTCAAATTGACTATCATCATCATACACGTTAGCCTTCATCAATGCATCTAATATTGCTTTTAAGGTATTGTCAAGATCAAATATTCTTTTAGACCTTGGATGTATCATCACACTAATACCTAAACTTTTATCACCGAATCGTTTGTAGCCTTGCTCATAAACATTGACTGCCACTTCTTCGGTAAATTTTTTACCAGCTGGAGAGATATATCGCCTTTTCCCAGACGCATGCCAATAGTTATTGACACTCGGTGGGTAAGGTAGTTCATATCTTACAGTGGGCTTCACTTTAACTGATCCAATCTTCTGTTAATGTCTTTACCTAAATAGTTTTTAATAGACTCATTAATTAAACTGGCCTTAGTGACTTCGTTTTCTTTTGCTGCTTGTGCTAGTAACTCTTGACTCAGTGGAGTCAGTCGTACTAAAAATGGTTTTGATTCACTCATTTATTTCTCCTTGTAATGGTGGTAATTCTTCTTCATAGATATTTTCAATATCAAACTCTGTAATGTCTACTTGTGTTTCTTGTATTTCATGAATAATGTCTTTCTTCCAGGATCCCATTATTGCAATCACAGCAGAAAAACAAAATACAACAATCACCATAGACCATAAAGTTTGGTCAACTCCTCTACTCATTTGAATCTCCTTTATATTTATTCTTAATCTTTTTTGTAGGTCTACCACGTTTATTCTTATCATTATTGTGTTCTGCTTCAACATCACGCTTACACAATGCAATCATGTTTAACCATTGCTTGGCCCCTATCTCCTTCAAGCCATGCCCGGTAAAACCCTTAGTCATTTTCCAATAGCCACTTGGATCAGTGAACTTGTATTCCAACGGTTCACCATCGTTGAACTCGTTACACACGAGTTTGTAGAATTCTCTCAGCGTCATTTTGTGCTATCTCTTCTACAATTACTATAGGATATCTTTTTGCTGCACATCCAGTCAGTAAGAGTAATATTAATAATAGTTTCATTTCTTTTCTTTCTTGCCAAAGATTCTTTCCCAGCCTTCATCAAACTTCTTTTTGTCTGTAGGTCTAGGTTTATCACCTTTACCTCCGGGACCCACTCCATCATTATTACTCATTTAATCTCCTTCTTAATTAAACCTAATGGTAAGTGTATATAATCTTCATGTAAGCAACTGGTATACTCTGCCTCTTTATAATGTTTAATTGCATACTCACTGGCTCTTGTACAATCTACAAAATGTCCTACATATTCTGGTTGCTGCATTGTGATGTATACAACTAATACAAATTCAAACATAATTATCTCCACTTGTATTAATATATATCTAATGTATATCTATGTCAAGAAAACTTTTTACTTGCAATTTAAAATAAAGTAGGTAGAATAATTCATACGGAGCCATTACCCAGCTCTCCCGTCGGTAAGTAGTGACCAAGGGAATAAACGGTACCATAGCTAGGACTCTCCATCATCCGGGATCCGTGTAAAGCTAGATAGAATTGAGAACTCTATTTGATACTGATAAACGAGAACTACTCACACTTTTGTGTTAACCTGTCTATATATACGGGTTAGGTTTTCTATCGTCTGAAACTCTGTCAACAACTTGTTAACATGTCTTGTTAACATCTTTTTTTATATAAAAAAAAGGGATACCCAACATGAAGTCACCCTGTAACAACTTATGTCGATATACGAAACTTGAAGGCACACCCACGTGCGAAGGCTGTGGGCGTACCTACGATGACTTGTCGCAATGGATATCTTTAGATAAAGCTGGCAAACGTGAAGTTTTGCAGCGATGTAAAGACAATCTCAAAAAGATGGGAAAAATTTGAGTGAGACAGGTGACAAGAAACTAGGGGGAGTGGGGGGGGAAAGGGTGCTTTTCTGTGAGATAATGTGTTGTCAAATGGCTAAACGGTCGTATAGCCTTTTCAATAGATAGCTAGAATGTCACGGAATTAGAGGGGTTTAGGATGTATTAGTCTTTAATGTAGCGGGCTTTAATGATATCTAATGGAATTCCTTGCTCGTAATCACGCTGAACCATGGCTTTTTGCAACGGTGTTGAAACACTCATTTTCAAGCTAGCTATTATGTCTTTATCCGACATTGTAGATTGATTGAGACTATCAGCTATATTCTTATTAGCTATATCATTGTTATTACTTATTCTTTTCTGTTC